GGCGGCAGCGACTCGGGATGATCAAAATCAAGCATGACAGAACTGACCGCATTCACGTGAACTTTGGGGAGGTAGTTCCCCTGCGCGGCATCGGCGGCATTGATGGCAGGGCTATTTGACTGCAAAGCCAGTACTGGCAACGACGTGGACGTGAGCGATGAGAGCGCCGAGAGCTTGGGGTCGATCGGAGATGCTACGGTTCCTGTTTGGTCATTCAGGATCCAGAATCCGTCCATTCGGATCGGTGCATTCGCTGCGTGGGCAGCAGCGGTTGAGCCATTGTAGCCCCGTAGTACCGTCCAGGTGGTGCCAGCAATCGCTGTGACTTGGAGCAACTCGGCGTCGATTTTAACCACAAATGGAAGCGCTGGCACTACGCTGGGTGCCGCGTCGATTGCCAGTGACGACTGATTACTTGTCATAACGGACGCGAGACTGCGCTCTGCGATCGGTGGAGCGCCAATGAGATTGCTTCCGAGCGACTTGAATATTCCCTTGAGATCTGGCTGTCCCGCAGAGGTATTCTTTGCGACAAGTGCATTGCCGAATTGGTTGTTGAGTCCATCCGCGACGACGCCGCCTATGATGGGTGCCGAATTGTTCGCAATCGTGGAGCTGAGGATCGTCAAATTCGCCGTCGAATTCGTATACACAGCACCAGCCGACACGGTTGCCGTGTTTCCGGAGATAGTACTTCCCGAAACCGTGACGGTGCCGCCGATGGAGTGCACGGCCCCACCACTCCCCGCGGTGGAGTTCGCGTACAGGCTCGAGTTATTGATCGTCACAGACCCGTTTAGATTCGAGATCGCACCACCGTTAGCAGCGCTACTACCGGTCAATGCAGAGCGATCGACAACGAGTGTTCCGCCATCGACGAAGACGCCTCCACCGACTCCAGAACCTGCGGCTCCGGATAGTTTGATGTTCGCAATGCGCAGTCGCCCGGAGCTTGAGACACGCATGGCCCGAGATCCGTTCGCGTGGATATAGGTGTCGGCTGCATTGATCCCCTGAATCTCAACGTTCGATGAAATGAGCAATTCACTGGTCAGGGAGTAGTCGCCCGCAGGAACAACAACCGACGAAAAACCAGGGCGAGCATTTGCTTCCATGATTGCAGCTCGAAGGCTGACGAGCCCCGAACTGGTGGTGACTTGCCCATCCCCAGGCGCAAGATCGGGGAGATCCGCCGATGTGTTCACTCGCCAGATTGATGCTTCATAGGCGCCGCGGTCGATCGTTGAATTGAGATTTCTGAAACCGCCATAGGTATCCGAAAGCAGGATGGCATTGGATTCAGCAGGGTGGCTTGCCGCAACGGTTCCGAGGATTCCACGCACGATGTTGACGAGGGTCGTGCCATCGTTATTTCGAGTGACAACCGTCGCCAGCATTTTTTCGTCTCGGATCTGAAGGGTTGAAAGGTCCGGGATCGTCGCATCGCCCTTGACAATCAGCTGGGTAGCGGCGGCTGAGATGCTCGCAGTCAGAACCAGCATCGAGCTGTTGAAGCCGGGCGACTGTTGATCGTTACCCCAAATGAAGGGTTGACCGGAGCGTTGCTCCAACGGAGTGCCATTCCTCAAAGCGCGACTGACGGTCAACAAACGATGGTTGGGATCGATGCCATGAACCTGAAGCGTTTCCCGTCCAAATTGAGCTACGAAAGGAGCAGTCGAAGGAAGCTGGAAACCTGGGGATACTGTGACGAATGTGCCTCGGTCCGGCACGATCCCGAGTGGCTGCACTTGTTGGGTCGTACCCTGAGCTGCACGCGTTACCGTCATATTGTTTCTAGCGTGATCCAGCGCCGTGACGATCATCCGTTCTGCTCCATAGCGAAGCAGGAACGGTACGGCTGGTAGTGGAGTTGTATCCTCCACATTGATCTGGATCGAAGTAGCTGTGCCCGCGAGCACATCGGTACCGTAAACGGCATCGAGAACGGTCTGCTCTTTGGCTGCGGCAGCGAAATCGAATCCGCTGTTGTTCCCGATGGCCTCCAGCTTCTTGTCGTTGATTGCGACAATCAGACGCGATGCATGCGACGGACTGACCGGAATGGGGTCTGTGGCAATTCCTGCACGTATGCCATCAAATGGCAGAATCATGTCTGCGACACGCAAGTAGCCTGGATCATTCGTCGCAGGAACTGAGTTTGCGGCTGAGAAGAGAAAGCCGGTCAGTTCCGCCACGGTACCTTTTGCCGCGGCAACCGGCGCCGTGTTCTCATATCCGCGCACAACGGAAAGGAAGTGGCCATCGGCATTTGGATCGGGACGCGTGCCGCCACGGACATACATGACTTCCGTTCCGAGGCGAATCTTTCCGCCGACCATTCCTGCTAACGGAAAGGGCAGATTCGGAACGTATATGGACGTGTCGGCTACGTTGATGGCATTGCCGATCTTTGCGATCCCAACGGCTTCAATCAGTTGGACATCGATCGCACCACTGTACTGGAAATGGAGTTTCGCTGAATCAAGTCCCTCGAAGCCACCCGAAAACAAGGATCGTATCGGGTGGGATGACGCACTCGATCCAAGCATCCCGCGCGAGACCGTGATCGTCTTCGAAACGCTGTCAATGCTGTCTACACGAACGATCTCGGTTCCATGCAACAGGAAGAAGGGCGCAAGCGGAAGCCCCGCTGTGTCTTCCAAGTAGAAACGGGTGTCGGAGCCTGAGTTTGAAAGGACCTTGCCAAAGGCGATCTTCGTACCTGGCCGAATGTCGGAGTTCGATGTGTCGTAGCGAGCACGCACAACGGTGAGCTTGCGTGTGGTTGTGTTGACGGCGGTGACATCCATGAGTTCCCCGTCGACGCTGGCCACAAATGGTAAGGTAGGAAGGTTCGCAGTGCTCGCAACGGCGATCTCTGTGTCATTGAAGAATGCATAACCTTCCGTGGTCGACTCGAATGTTGTCGCGACCGACATGACGATTCGCTTGTTGATGACGTATTGGTTTGCAGCCAAATTAGAATCAATGACGGAATTCTGGCCAGAAAACCCAGTGGTAATCCCTGAGTCGAGTGCTGGACTGTCTGCCAATGGCATGACGATCGATTCGGACGATCCTACCGGCACATATCGAGTGATACGCGGGTCGATTCGTGTGTTCACCGCCCACGAGAAAAACAATGCAGATCCAGAAGCGAATGAATTGGTGGTGCTCGGTGGTCGAGCCACGGTCACTTGATAGCCACTGACCTGGGTCACCGTCACGTTCTCCGTGGTTGGCGTTGTGACCAAACTGCCGTCAGAGTTGTAGCTCGGAGGTGCGACGATTTGCGCGTTGAATGGGACCGGAGGAAATCGACTGGCATCATCGATCTGCAGGATGTTGGTCGAGGGGGTGATCGATGATGTAAGAGACACTCGTTCTCGTGAGAAGGCTTCGTAGGCGGGTAGCCCGAACTTATCGGTCGCTTTCCAAAAGCCATTGGTACTCCATGCAAACAGCGAGTCGCTTGGATGTAGCTGTACCGTTGTACCGTTCACACCCCGCTGAACCGTCAGTTCGGTGATGTTTTCTTTGTCACCCGAAACTGGGTCGCGCATTTCGGTAATGCCAGTGACGAGAACGTATTCACGGTCCCAGTTCCTGCCGTTGATGTGTCCCACTTGCGCTAGAAATGGAAGTGGAGGAAATAGGAGTGACGGAGTTTCGATTCGGACCTTGGTCTCCGTGGTCGATAGCTGATTTCGCGTGGGTATCGTTTTCACTTCTGCTTCGTCGGCCAAATTTCCACCCAAGGACTGAAAACTTCCTCGGACTGCGGGTGGTTGCTTGGATTGGACCGAGGGTTGCCCCGAGAAGATGGAGTTCTCGATGGTCATTGATGGTGAGTCATCCACCCAAGCGCCGTCGCTCAACATTGCCTCGGGTGCCAAGGGAATTCTGGAGAAACTGAACTCTGGTAGTGATTCGTAGCGGGTCCGGAATGTTCGTACGTCGGCTGTGTTTTGGAATATCTTCGCCGTGGTCTGATCTGAGAAACCCGAACCCGCGTACACCTCGGCAGGGAATCGTGAATTGTTATAAAAGGTTGCGCTTTCTAGGATCGTTGTTGGTGTATGCGGATGCACGAAATTGTAGATCGTTTCGGAACCACCCGGGTACAGCGATACTTCTGAGTGGTTGTCCGCGAAGACGGCGTTTGTGACGCTCAGCCCACCCGATACTGCCCATACCTGAAATGGGTACTGGTGCTCTGATGCACGGGTAAGGTTTCGCCCACGAATCACATGGAGGACTGCCCCCTCGATCTTCGTGACGGTCATGATCTCGTTGTCGATCAGAATGTCGAAGGGCAAGTTGTACTTTGCGAACTTGACAGGATCTCCCACCGAGATACGGTTTTGAACGTGGTCGATATAAATCTTGACAGAGGATGTCCTTGGATGCGAGACCGGTTTGGTGCGTTCGACGGTGAGCGACGTTTGAAACCGATTCAAGGCGGTGACTTTGACAACCTCATCACCGATCAATAGTCTCACAGGAAGTGGCAGCGACTCAATGGCCGCATAGCTATGGACGAAAATCTCGGTTTGGTTGGGATCAATGTCCGCAGCGATGGGCAGCACGCTCAACTCGGACTTCTCGATGAACTCATGCACTCCCAAGTTCCGAATCGCTGTCGAGGTCGCATAGAATCCTGCCGTGTTCGACGTGTATTCGATTCTCGAGCCATCGAGCTTCAGATTTCCCGACTGGTTGTAGAGAACGGGAGCCCCAGGTTCGATGCCAGGATGATTATGGTCGAAGCGAGAATTGCTGATTGCCATATCGGCATTCACGCCGCGATTGGTGATGAGCCCGCCGTTTGCGGCTGATATGGTATTGTTTTGGAATTGAACATCGTCGATTCGAACCCAACCGTTTTCATTGACTAAGCCTCCTGCGTTGGTGGCCGTCCCTCCATTGTTCGAGTAGGTGCTGTGAGAGAACGTGAGTTTTCCTGCATAGTCGTTCCGGATTACGCTCGAACCGGCCGTGTCGATGTTGTTGGATAGAACTACATTGTCGAGTGTTGCCGTTCCATTGTTGTACAGGGCACTTTCTCCATAGATTGTGTGATTCGAGAGCGTTGAGTTCCCTCGCATGGTCAGGGTGCCAAGGTTGTAGATCGCGAGTCCTTTGGTGGCGACCCCGGATGCGAGTACTTGGGAGTAACCAGCGTTGGAATCGATCTGCGACGCGCCTTGAATGGTCGTCGTTACACCCGAATTTAGGTGTAAAGATCCGCCCGCAATGTCTGCAAGATTACGGCGGATGATGCTTTGCCCATCGATCGTGATCGTGCTCGGGTTGGCATAGATCGCACCACCTCTCCCGACTGCCGAGTTGTCCTCAATAGTCGACTGCTGATCGACAAGCAATTCTCCGGATTGAACATAAATGGCACCGCCATCCACTGCAGAGTTCAAGGAAATCTTGGATCCGAAAACCTCAACGCGACCGTTCTGGGTATAGATCGCTCCTCCGCGAACCGCTGAATTCTTTCCACTCCATATCGATGAGTTGAGATAAGGGTAGAAAATCTCCGATTGCTTGAGCGTAACGGTACCACCGTCGTTGAAAATCGCACCACCATTCCCGCCATCAAGAGTCGTGCCGTCGGGACTTCGGAAGCCTGCGAGCTTTACCTTTTCAAGTGTCAACGTGGAATTCGGTCCAACTTGAAATGCCCGATCGTTCAAAGCAAAGTACTGAGGGCCCGTCTGTGAATTGGACACCATCCAATTCGCAGTGATTACCGTCGGCGTGTCGTTGCCCAAGACCCTGATGTTTCCCCAGACGTCCAAATCTCCCGTTTGCGAGTTTTGCTCGTTGTTTCCTGAGTTGCTGAGAACAACTTCTGCAATGGTCGGTTCGAAACGGACGATACCTTCCATCTTGTTCAGCGTGGACTGTTCCAAGACGCCAGTCCAGCCAGCAAGATTACTCAGTTCTTTGACCGCAGCGCGCAGCGACACCTGGGAACCGGTTGCCGTCGGATCCGTGTCGACAATTCCATCCGTGGTGGTTGGTGAGGTGTCCAGGGCGTCGTTCGTTACGTTGACGAAGTAGGTACCGAACTCGGTAGCACCGATGTCTACTTGCTTTTGCGTGTCAGACAAGCTTCCTAGATCGGGACCGTCGAGGAACCGGTCGGCTCCGCGTTGGTCGGTTGTTCTTCTGCCGTAACTGCTTCCCCGATCGATTGCGGGACTGGTTGCAACGGGCATCACCGACCGTGTGCGGCCGCCTTGATGGGAGAGCTGGCCTACCGCTCCCCACAGGACGGGCGCCAGGCTTTGCCCTCCGACTTGGTCGCGCAGGTAACTCATCGTCAACAATCCAACCGCAGATCGTGCATTTCCGATTACGTTGAAGCCATGGGAAATGAAAGTGCCGGACGTGTCGGCAATCGAACGATTGTCAACCACAAGCGAATTGCGAAGAACGAAACGACCGGACGTTAGGTTTTGGAGTGTTTCGGAGGTGTTGGTTGACGGAAGCCCGTTTCTTGCCACCGTCGAACTGAACAGCGAAACGGCACCCGTGCCGTAGTTCGAAATCGCGTCCCCTGTGAGGCTCGCGTCATTTTGCGAAAAGGTGCTATTGATGGCAGTCAGCTCGCTCGTGGACGCCAAATAGATACCTCCCCCACGGGTCGCCGTGCTATCTGAAATGGTTGAGTCCACCATGACGATGGAGCCAGTGCCTCCGGCATAGATCGCTCCACCGAGATTCGATTGGCTGTTACGGATTTCGGATCGATCCAACCACAGTTGCCCACTCACGTTGGCAGACGAGCCGTTTGCGGTGGTTGAGTAGGCACCCTGGAGTACCATATTCTCAAGCCGAAGCACACCAGTAGAAGCAACCGTGAAGAGAAGCTTCGACGACGCACTGGGATTCGGGCTGATCACGGTTAACGCTCCCGAGGCCGCACCCCGAATCGTAATGTTGCCGGTGATGCTGGGTAATCCGCTGTCCAGCAATACTGGTTGAGTGATAGTTGGTGAGAAAACAATCAGGTTGGAACCGCCTGCAGCCTGTGCATTATTGATCGCTCGCCGCAGGGACATGGTCGTCGTATTGACCACATCGGAAACGGTGTCCACCGTGTAGGTTTGGTTATAGGTTGTGGTCGGTGGAACAAGGGGAGCGAGCACGTGGAGTCGGTAACTCCCAAAAGTACTGTTGTTCACTCGGCCGGTCAGAGATGTTGGGCTGTAGCTCGCGTTCTCAGCAGACGAGATCCCGATGTAGTAGAAACCTGCAGTCGTCGCCTGAAATGAGACCGATGGATCCACTCCTCCTGACGATGCAGCGGTAAAGAGCTGCGTCCCAGTCGCATTGAAAACGCGAATGCGGGACTGAAGTGTACTGCGGTCTGAGATAAACTCCGAAGCGAGTGCTTCCGCCTGAATATCGATACTCTGGCTGGCCGCGAGATTTACTTTGTAGAAGTCAACATCCTTCTCGCCATTGGAACCATCCCCGAGGTAATTACCCACCGATGCTGGAACTCCAGGAACAAACGTGATGGTGGATGCCGTCGATATCGTTTCGTTTGACTCAGGTGCCAGAGTGCTCGTAACGCCTTCTAGCCGAATTGCGTCTGCAACTAGGTTTCCCACCGATCCGGCCAACCCACTGAGTGTAATATTGACCGCGGTTCCAGTCGATGTGAAGTTCGCAAGGCGTTTCCAGTTGATCCCAGAGGAATAGAAATCATTTGGCGCGACGCTCTGATCCACCGACACCGTCGTGCCCGCAACATTGAATTGGGCGTTGGTTGCGCCATAGTTCTGCGTTCGCCAGTGCGCAGAGACATTATAAATACCTGCCGGTACGGTGAATGTCCAAGTCGCAGTGGAGCCGCTTGCTGCTGGTACCGTCCGAACATCGGATTGCCAACCGTTTCCTGTTTGTGTCCAGGTTCCCGTCGTAGTAAATCCATCGCTTCCATCGTCGATATAGATCCCACCATACGTGTCGGTTCCGACGGACTCGAGTGCATTGAGAACCAGGACGGCGATGGATTGCGTTGTTGTAAGTGTTCCATCGCTTGCTTGGACATTCAGGTTGTAAATGTTGTTGGCACCTACGTCCGTCGGCGCTTCGAAGTCAGGTGCCGTAATGAAGGACAAGACACCGGTATTGGTGATCGCAAACTTAATCGCATCGGCACCCCCAGTGATCGTGTACGTGATCGAAGAATTGGCGTCGACGTCTGCTGCCACCACGGTCGTGACATAGGTGGTCGACTCGTAAGTGGTGACGTTGGTCTGCGAATCTCCGCCGTCGCTGATGATCGTGGGTGTATCGTTCGCGCCCTGGATGACGACGGTTATTTGGGATGACGCCGTAGCATTCGATGAATTCCGAGCTGTGTAGGAAAAGACGTCTGATACGGTCGTGGATGTGTTGCGCAACGCCTGTACGGCCGAAAGAGCGTTGTTGACCGTGTATGTAAACTGTCCGTTTGACGCGATATTAATAGAACCGTAGGCACCGGTTAACGTTGTGCCGACCCCACCGTTGGGGTTACTCACCAGCCCGGCTGCCACGCCGATGACCGTGTTGCCCGACCCGGTATCGTTGGTGAGTACATTGCCAGTCGGGTTCGTCCCTGCGGTCCCATTGTTGACACCACCAGCCTCAGTCGCAATGGCTTGGTCGACGACGGCGACGAATAGGGGTAGGATCGGCTTGTTGACCGCGAACTCCGAAGTGTTTCCTGTAGCGTTTGTCGCGGTAGCAGTCAAAGTTTCGGTTCCTACGTAAACCGTGATGTAGTCGTTCAAGTCGATATTGCCGACAAACGCACCGGACGCGTTTGCTGTGAGAAAGCCGACGTAGCGTTTTCCACTGCCATTCGTGGAACTATTGTCGCTCAAGAAGAATTCGACTCTCGCGTTTGCAAAGATCGATGCTCCGCTTGCCTGAGTCGCCCCAACATAGCCGGTGAGTGTGGCAATTCCGTTGTTCAATGAAATCGTTGAGATGACGGGGGTGTCGATCGATAGGTTGGGATTCCCTGATGTGAGCAAGTCGTCATTGGGGGTTACGCCTGAAGGAGGGTCATTTGGTGCAATGAGATCGATGCCCAGTTTGGCATTACCGTAAATCGCGTTTCCTTGAATGGCGTTTCCGATTGATGGACCTGCAATCGTGATCCCTTCATTCAAATTACTGGAGATCGTGTTCTGGCTCGCTAAGATCGTTCCTCCAATCGTATTGAAACTCGAATTCTCGATGGAAATACCTACCGAATTCCCGATGCTGACTAATCCCGATGCACTTAGTCCTATGAAATTGCCTAAGACCACGTTCGAGTTCGAGGATATTTGGAGCGAGATCCCAGCTCCAGTATTTCCTGAGACGAGGTTTCGGTCCGCTGCGGAAACACCACCGATCGTGTTGCTGCTGCCACCGATTACGCTAATGCCGACACCGTTAGGAGACGATACCGTCCCGGCGTTCGTCAATCCGATGAAGTTACCAGCGATGGTGTTGCTCGAGCTGCCAACAAAAACGCCCGATGTTCCAAATTTTTGGATTCCAAGGCCCCGGATCGAGCTCCCGCTACTTCCACTACCCAACGTCAGTCCACTCGCGCTGAGCCCAGCGCTAGTTCCATCAAGCCCAATCAAGATCGTTGCATTACTTGATGTCGTGCTCGTGTTTGCCGATGCGCCCGATTGCGAATATCCATTAATGATTACTGGGCTCGTCAAAACAGGGAGCGCACCCAGCCCGGACGATCCCACCATGATGATAGACCAAGTCGCGGATCCTCCCCCGCCTCCACCAACTCCGATGCCAACTCCGATTCCACCGCCCTCGTCCCCGCCACCGCTCGTTGGTATCGCGAAGTTGATTGTATCCAGACCAGATGTATTGTTCGCGGCTATGATTGCTTCTCGAAGGCTTACCTGCCCGTCAGGCCCCTTGTTGAACGCCAGCCAGCTAATATTGTAGGTGGGATCCGAGACTATTTCGCTGTCGTTGTTATCAGCGAATGTTGTGACACTGACCGTCGCAAGTAACCTTCGATCTTCGAGGGGCTCCAGAATAAGTTTTCGCCATTCCGATCGACGATGACGATTCTCGCGTGATTTCGCTACCATTCGATGGTTACGGCCTTGCATGGGCTACTCCTTGTGTCTTGGTTCACCGGCAAGTGAAATTTGCCATATCAAGGTTAACTCATGGTGAATGCGTCCTGCACGGGGATTTCGCCGCATCGTGCGGCGAAGGTTTATCGCATACCACCAAAGTCGGAATGGAAGGGAGCAGTCCCTTGTAGAGGGCCGCTCCGAATTCCGACTTCGGGCTTCACGACACTCGGGTTGCCATCGGTTGCGATGGTAACTGTCAGTGCCGTTTGTTATCGCGACGTGTGGACTGGCATGCGTTTGCATAGCCAACTGCGTTGCCGAGGTGGTCGAATCCAGGTATGCGTCCGGTTCCAACGTCACGTACGCACTCCGGTCTCCGACGCGGGAGTGCGCACGAGGTGTGTACTGCTGGATGATTGGAGTGATGCTGGTGACCATGGCGTCATAGTCTAAGCGATTAAACAATCCGTGTCGCGAATCGACAATCAAAAATCCGCAAGTTCCAAAATGAAACTGGGCGGGAGCAGGCGCGATCTTGCATCACAGATTTCTGCGTCCAAATTCCCCACGACCCAGGACACTGGTTTTCGAAGACAGACCTTTCCTGAGATGTTCCATCGAGCCAACCTGGGTCCAAGCTCGATGGAATCGATTTTTAGGTGAAAGGCATCCCTCAAAACCACCATCAAACGGGGAACGGAGATGGGCTCGCTAAACGGCTAAAATGAGGTGAAAAAAGAGAACGAAGTTTCAGAATAACCAGCAAATTTGTTGGCCAAAACTTCTTTCTTCTTTCACGGTAGCTCGCAGAAAAATAGTTATATATACACACTCTCTCTCTTTCACCCATATACACACGTAACACAAACACGTTCGCGTACGCGATGTAACGAAGCAGATCGACGTGCTTGCCATCGCCGATGCGATTACCAGCTCGCATCCGGTGACGATGGAGCTGTCGATCGGAGAGGACTTCGCCAAGCGGTGTTGAGTTGAGCAGCCGACATAGCTCGCTCGGTTTGAGCTTCCTTGGATCACTCGCCACGAGACATCTCCTTGAGCATCCAGGCTGCATAGGCTACGAGGCTGATCGTTCCGTCCTTGTTTTGGGGCGCACCGGAGGCAAGGTCATCTGCGATCTGCTGTTCAGGAATGCGAATCTTGGCTGCTGCCGAGAGGAGTTTTGCCGCTTGTTCGACAGAAAGTCGATTCGGGTCGATCGGACTCTTTCCGCTGCTCATGCCAGGCTCCCTTCATAAAGGTTTCGCACCGTGGCCAACACGGGCCCCACCGGCGCGACTTGTTTCGATGTTCGGCCCCTTGGGCACATGCGTTTTGAACCCCACACGTCGCCAACCGTGGCGTTTGTTGGGATACCGGAAAACATGCAAAAAGACTGGGAAAAACATGCTTTATCGGCTGGATGTGTTTCAAACCGCAGGGCTGAATGTGTCACACGCAAACGCAATGGCGATTGCAAACGACCGACCCACCCAACCCAAACGGAGAGACAAAGATGAACGCTAACGAGATCGCTTTCGGAATCGAATTCGAGACCACCCTGCCAAACAGCGACACCACACCGATCGGACCATACCACCACGGATACCAAGTACCTTGGCTCCCCACCGGATGGCGAGCAGAACGCGACGCGAGCATCAAACCAGAGGCACCCAACCGCAAGGGATGCGAATTCGTAAGCCCCAAGCTCAAGGGATACGAAGGCCTCAAACAAATCGAAGACGCGATCGACAAGATCAACGAACACGGAGCACGGGTCAACGCAAGCTGCGGGCTGCACATAACGATCGAATGGAACGGCGACGCAGCCGCCTTGGCCAGATTGATTTCCCTGGTCGGCAACCATGAGAAAGCGATCTTCGCAAGCACCGGCAGCCGACGACGCGAACAAACGGTCTACACCAAACGGATCAAACAATACGGGGACAAGGATGCCGCTAAGAACCGATGCGAAGCGGATCGCTACCACCTGCTGAACCTTACGCACCTTGCAGCAGGCAAGAACCGAATCGAATTCCGGGCCTTCGCCGGAACGCTCAACAAGACCAAAGTGGTCGGATACCTGATGATGGTCCTGGGGTTGGCAGAGCTGGCGATGAATACCAAACGATGCGCGGATTGGGACTACACCAAGAAAGATGGAACCAAGAGCTGCTGGGATCGACCCGGAGCCGGGTTCGGCGAGACAGAACTCAACCGCCTCTTCTACCGATTGGGTTGGACCAAAGGTTGGTACAAGGGTGAGCTTCGCAACAAGATCTTCGGCGAGATCACCGGCGAGACCAACCGCGAATGGAAGACGATCAAGAACAAACTCCTCGAGATGGCCAAGAAGTACGACCAAGCCGCCTAGAGCCGACCAGCCATAGACAACACCGCCAACACCCGGGCGGTGTTGTCCATTACTGGAACGATTCATGGGAACCGGTCGCGACAGTGCCCCACAAAACGCCTTTCTCGGATATGGCTTAGTAATCCCCCACGCATGCAATGCATGGCGACCGGTGCGAACGTCGTTGATTTGGTGCGATGCAAAACAATCTCGGCAATTGCTTCTGAATGCTTCGGAAATCGGCTTGATGCTTTTCCAACCGCATGGCTCCTGTGTTGGGACGTTCGTTGGACATCTATTTTCAAACAGACGGGAGAAACAAACATGACGATCGACGAATTGATTGCACGCCTCGAAGACTACCGCGACGAGATCGGTGGTGATGCTGAGGTTCGCCTGATGACCCAGCAGAATTGGCCATTCGAAAACACCATCTGCGGTTTGGCATCGGGGGCCGAGATCAACGACTTCGATGAGGACGACGAGGATGGGGATGATGACGACGATGCGACCGAAGATTCGGTTCTCTACATCGTCGAAGGCCAGCAGCTCGGGTACGGAACCAAGCGAGCTTGGGACGTCGCCGGCAACAACTAAACATGTGCATGTTCCGCGAAGCTCGCCCAGAAATGGGTGAGCTTTTTCGCATGTTTGGGAAACATGAAAACATTTTTGGAAATGAATGCGAATCCTGCTTGCTGTGTTGCAAACCGCATGGCTCATGTGTGTTAACGCCAAACGAAGCACCACCCTTTCCAACACGGAGAAACAAAGATGGCCAACGAAAAGATCGACGTAACAGACCTCGACCTGGTGATCACCAAGATCGAAAAGCGAACCTCCTGCGGTGGCGCTTGGGTCCGAGGCACGATCAACGACACGGTTCGATTCGACGCCCTGGTCTTCGCCGAACACGCCGAGAGCGAAGAGTACGAACTCGGACGTACCAAGATCTCGAAGCTTTGGATCCAAGAGATCAAGACCAAGAAGACCCTTTTCAACTTCGACCGCGGGTTGGACGTACCGGCCGCGACCACAGAGATCCAGGTGGTGGTTGATTTCCTCGGATGCGGGTTGGCCGACTTGGTTTGGGGATCGTAAGCCGAAATCCCGCACGCGGGATCGTCGCTCGGTTGTGCGAGCGGCCTGACGATGGCAGCTAACCACGGTTCCAATACGGGAGACAGGCGAATGAAGAAGGCAGAGGTCAAGATCGGTGGCAAGTACTATGCGAACGTCACCGGCAAGAAGGTCGAGGTTCAGATCGATAGCGAGAAAGCCAGCGGTGGTTGGAACGCAACGAACCTCGCAACCGGCAAGAAGATCCACGTCAAAAGCGCTCAGCGATTGCAGGGCGAGGTTGGCAAAAGCAAGACGGCTGCGAAAACGCAAAGCGAAACGGTCAACGCAGAACCGGTCGATACAGCCGCCGACGTAGTTCCGATCAAACCCAAGCGAGTCGCTAAGAAGGCCGACGGAGATCAACCGAAGCGAATGAGTGCCTTGGCTGCCGCCCACAAGGTTTTGTGTGAGGCAACCGAGCCGCTCAACGTCCAGCAGATGATCGAGGCGATGACCAGCAAGGGGTACTGGACAAGCCCTGGTGGCAAGACACCCCATGCGACTCTCTACAGCGCGATCCTCCGAGAGCTTGCCAAGGGCGAGACCTCGCGATTCGTAAAGACCGAGCGGGGCCGATTCGTAGCCGCTAGCGCCAACGCCGAGGTGGCCCAGTGAACTCGGATCCCAACTACCGAGTCGCAGACGCGATGCGAAAGGTCGCTCTGCGACTCGAAGAGGCTTTTCAAACGGGCAAGGTCGATTCGATCGATGCCAACCAACTCTCCGAGATCTTTCTCTTGATCGCCGAAGAGCTTGATCCCCCTTTACCAATCCAACACGAATCCCATGCGGGGAACTGACATGCACATCGGACAAATCCATTTGGTCACCGACTTGGCCGATGGCCAGCGAGCGTATCCCGAACGCGACTATTCGTACCAAGTCCAATCCGAGGACGACCCATCGCTCGACACCACGGTCGAGTACGTCGAGCGCCGTGGGGACCGTTTGATCGCCCGAGGACACAACGGCCAGGACTATGCCGTATCGGGTTTCGATCGGTTTGAACTCAAGACGATTCGGAATTGGCTCCGGCGCTAACCGTGCCTTACTTCCAACCAGCGCCCCACGTTTGGCACGTGTGGGCGTTTTGTCGTCGGATGGCCTAGTTATGCCAACGCGGAATGCGACGCAACGGTGGCCAAGCGGTGGCGTTTGTGGGGCTCGAAAACATTCTTGCAGATTCCGAAACATTACTTTCCACATCGGCTTGATGTTCTTCCCAAAGCATGGGAACTGTGTCGTAACGCCAAACAAAAACCCCAACGCAAACACGGAGAAGCGACGATGAACGACACGACCACCAACCCAACCGCCCACGCGATCCAGAACCAACTGCAACGGCTCGATTGGATGATTCCAGATGCCAAGAAGCGGGTTGCCAAGGCCGCCGAACAAATGCTTTGGCGAGCCCAACGAGCCGTAGAAGATGCAACCGCGATGATGAACGACGAGCCCTGCAGCCTGAGCTGGACGGATTTTGCCGACGGAGATCTTCGCGAAGCCAAAGAAGCCAAGGCCGAACTCAACAAGCTCTACGAACAACAGAAGCTGCTGCAATACCTGCTCAAGAACCAATAGCCGCCAACAACCCTGACAACCACGACAAGGAACACGACCATGACCACCGCAGACAAAAAAGCAAACGAAAAGATTCTCCGCGACGCCTTCCGCACGATGGATCCACACCAAGCCCAAGAGATCCGCGAAGCCTACTACAAGGCGATCGAGGGTCTTCGCACCTTGGCCGACGCGCTGGAGATCGCCGACGCACAGCAACCACAGACGGCCGGCCCGCTTTTGACCGAACACCTCTACGCCTGCGAAGCACTCGACGCGATGCGTAACAGCATGCTTGGCAAGATTCTCTAAACGCAAGGAAAGCCAACGATGACCGCAATACCCGCAGTCGGAGATCGGATCCGATTGATTCACATGCCCGAAGATCCAGATCCGATTCCCGCAGGATCGCTTGGTACCGTTCGCGCGATCCACCCACACCATGGTTGGACACAGATCGAAATCGATTGGGACAACGGTCGGCAACTGATGCTTTCGATGCCCGACGATGTGATTGAGATCCTTACCACCGCAAACATTCAATCCTAGGAGGACCAAACCATGGCGACACGAGCAACGATTGCTTATGCAGACAACGATGGGAGCTACCATGCTGCCTACCTGCACTTCGATGGCTACCCGGAACATGCTGGGGTGATTCTCAACCAACGGCATAACTCCATCGAGAAAGTTTCGGCGCTTATCGCCGGGGGAGAGTTGCGATGTTTGAATGCGAGCGATGGGGAGCCCGAGTGTTTTTCTCGGGCACGTCCCCCAAAGCTTCTGCTCGACCGTGGGTCGCTTATGAAGTTCGCTCGCGATTGCGATGCGAACTATCTCTACGTCTTCGAAGACGGGCATTGGAGGTGCCACAAGCTGTGATGCTACTTGGCATCCGTAGCACGCATCGGAATCGGTGACGTGCCCGTCCGTTCCAGCACTGCGGGCTTGCCTGTGAACCGTTGGTATCGATCCACGATGACATCGGCATACAGCGGATCGAGTTCCATCAAGAACGCATTACGACCTGTCTGCTCGGCAGCAATCAAGGTAGATCCGCTCCCACCAAACAGATCGAGGACGTTCTCCCCGGGGCGTGACGAGTACTGCATCGCGCGGACCGCAAGCTCGACGGGCTTCTCAGTCAGGTGGACCATCGACTGCGGATTGACCTTCTTGATCTGCCACAGGTCGGTAGCGTTGTTGGGCCCGAGGTACACGTGGGCCGCCCCTTCCAACCAACCGTAAAAACACCACTCGTGCGCGCCCATGTAGTCTTTGCGGGTCAGCACTGGATGCATCTTGTCCCAGATGATTGCTTGGCTGAAATACAGACCATGCTTCTTGAGGAACGGGGGATAGTTGCCGCAGTTGGCATACCCACCCCAGATGTAGAAACCACGACCTGGGTCGAGCACCCGAGCGATGTTTCCAAACCAGGCATCGAGCAATCGATCGAACTCATCGTCGCTCACGAAGTCGTTGGCCAGGGGGCGATCCTTGGCTCGGAGCTTCTTGTGCGTCGGTGGATGCTTGGGTTTCCCGGTCTCGTGGTCGACCCCAAACGATGCCGCGTTGCCTTGTCCCCCTTTGAGTTTCTGCGAGGCGCTGTCGTTGGAAAACGATGACAAACCCGCTGCGATCGCGTTGTTCGATCGGGGTTCCACCTTCACGTTGTAGGGCGGATCTGTGTTGACCAATTGGATCGTTTTGCCACCGAGCAATCGATCGAGATCCTCGGGTTTCGATGAGTCACCGCAGAGCAATCGGTGGTTGCCCAAGATCCAGAGATCACCAGGTTGCGTCACTGCGGCATCGGGTGGTGCCGGCACGTCGTCAGGATCGGTAAGACCTTCTTCGACCTCGGTCTTGAGGAGCTTGAGCAATTCATCTTCGTCGAAACCAAGGAGAGACAGATCGAAGCCGTTGGTTTGCAGGTCCCCCAGTTCGATCGGAAGCAGATCGTAATTCCAATCGGCCAGTTCGGCTGTCTTGTTGTCGGCGATCCGATATGCCTTGATCTGCTCAGAAGTGAGGTCTTTGGCAACGTGGACGGGGAGCTTGTCGAGCCCAAGCTTCTGAGCAGCTTTGAAGCGGGTGTGCCCGCAGATGATTACCCCTTCGGTGTCGACAACGATCGCTTGGCGAACACCAAACTCACGGATCGATGCAGCCACGGCATCGACAGCGTCATCGTTGATGCGGGGATTGTTCGGATACGGACGAATGCGATCGAGCGACCAAAGTTCGATTTTCATGAACATGCCTTTCCAGGGGAGAAACGAAACGGAAAGGGTTCTGTCGATGTGTCTTTGGGTGTGTGTTTGGCTCGGTTGGTTGGGTCGCTGGGTTGGATGATCGCGAGGAATTAAAGATTCCCACGCACAAAACAAACTCTCTCTAACTTGGTGACCGTTCCCACGCCCCCCAGTAACGGTAAAAAGGCCGGAAGTACCTATGCAAGAGATCGTTGTGAGTGCCAGTTTGGCACACCGCGCGTGAGGCCCATAAAGGGCCCGTACACGCGAGATGTTGTATTGTTGGCCTTCGACCGCAATCACGCAAGTGCATTGCGTCTATTGGGCCAAATTTTGCGCCTAGTTCGATGCTGTGGTTATGGGTGTGGTGTTGATGTTGGTCAGTGGTTTGGGTTGCGATGTGGGTGTGTGTTGTGGATTCGCTTCGAAGTGACCACACCAGTAGTCGTTGAACACGATCGGAAAGCTACCGATCGGTTGTGAGTCACCGCAGACAACTGGTGGGTTGCGTCGGCACTCGCCTCCTCCACGTACCTGACCTCCCGAGAATGAGATTCGATCCGGTTGATCGCCGGGTGGGTAACCAAAGTAATGTTGGCATCGATCGCATCGTCGCATAGCAGACTCCTTCAACGTGAAACGGAAACAAAAAACGTTCTTGCCTTTTGACCTTTAAAACGCAGGCTCTCACGAGCCCTCGCGTACACACGTACGCGCAGGTGCGTGTGTAATGCGTGTGTATATATGGACAGAAATAGAGAGATATGTTTTATAGATATATTTATGCGCCCCCCCTGGCCAAATGGGAGTATGGCCACAACTCAATATTCCCTGAGTAAATCGCATTTTCTGGCTCGACTTTTGGCCGTTTTGTCCGGCTCGGCGAAGGCCTCTTGGACACGAATTTTGTCCATGGAGGCCTTGGTCCGATACCAGTTCTGGCCTGGTCAAATAGCAACACGAATCGTTGTTCGCTGATACTTTTTGCCAACGCACATCAAAACGACGGTTAGAAGGTCCTGATTCGACTCCGCAAATCATGTCGCACCTCGCTTCAAGCATCGCAACCGATAGACGATCTTTGGCCGGCCGCCAGAGACGACGCTGTCGGTTTCGATTCGTTCTTGGTCGACAAGCGCGTTGCGAATGTCTTCATGCTCACGTCGATTCCATCGAAGCTTGCGACTGATGTCACGATACGGCATCCAGGTATCACCGAATTGCTCGGACCATTTCGAGAGCAAATCGATGACTCTTTGACATCTCATTGCAAAGTCATTCTCGTTGGAATAGGCGTTAGCCATGAAGAGCATGCGACGCGTTTGATGCATCATCAGAGCCGTTGCCCAATTAGCGGCATCGGCACCGATGATCGGATTCGTATGGTTTTCGCTGATCGCATACAGTAGCGCAAGCTTCCTTGCTTGCTCGTTGACTCGCCCCCACACCGTTGTACCGATCGAGTCGTTTTGGTTCTCCGCCTTGCGATACTCGGCTTCGGCTTCGCTCCGACTATCGGCAAGGATTGACATCGCCTCTGCGGACTGGGGTACAATTATTGGAATCGGATGCCAGGACTGAAGATTCCCGTTGCCTGGCATCAAATCCTTCCACCATTTCGCGGTAGCAATCACACGCTCCGGGATCTCAAGGACCTTTGCATCTTGGCCCTCGCTCCTGGCACCACACTCGAGGATGATCATTCGGGCGAAAAACCCGTTGGTGAGCATCCGTTCGGAGAGTGCCTCGTAGTAGTGATTCGGAATCGCGGTACCGAAGACTACCAAACATGGCTGGTCGATTGAGCCCGGAGATTCCTTGCCGGCTTTGCGACGCATGGGGTACACCGAATTGGCCGTCGAGTACATCGTTAGCAATGTGGACATGAGGTTTTCATGTCGCCCGTCGCGCGATTTACTCATCGACTGGAGCATCCCATCGATCTCATCCGTCTGAAACAACATGCTCGGCGAGAGATACAAAGCGTCTTGGATCCCTTCGCCGCTTGAGAATCGCTCCCCAAGTGAGCCGGCCGCTCCGATCTCGAATAGGATTCGTGTGTTGAGCTTGCGTGGCCAATCTTTACCAGCTGAGGAATGGGCGAGCCCAAGCAGATACAGATTGGTCCGATTATCACCTGGATCGCGAACCTTGCGTCCAGCCAAGTAGGCTTGGAGTGAGAGCGCCCCACAGAAAGCCATCACGTGATTTGGATACGGTGCCGTGTCGAGACACAGATCCATGACCTCGGAGACAAATCCTGGGATGCGCAACATCTCCAGAGGGACCGGACCAGGATCAACCGGTGAATAGATTGGATTCGAATCGATCGTGATCGTCGTAGATTCAACGATTCGAATGGTACTCACGGCGATTGGTTCGCCTCCAAAACCTTCCTGCCGGAGCATCCTCGCAGCTCTTTCGAAGTCTCCACGGTGTTCAAGCCACGCGTAAACCGCAAACGGACTGTATGCGCGGTTCGGTTCCAAAGGGGCCGCGTTACCACTGAAGACATAAAACGACTTGTCTTTGAGGGATGCCGACCAGCCATTGGCCTTGCCCGGGCGACGCCAGAGTTCGTTTTCCGCTTTCTTGACCAATGTCCAGCCATGCTTGATGAGCAAGGCGCGAATATCCCCTCGGTTGTTGAAATCATCCCCTGGTCGATTCTCGGGTACGAACTGCGAATCCGCTGGAACATCGGCCGTCGGCAAGTATTCGTTCAGCGACCATGCAGTCTCCAAGAGTATCTCTCGTTCCTGCGGAGTTAGCACAGGAATCTCGGTGAGTGATCCTTGCTCGAGCGAGTAACCCAAGGTTGGAGCGCAAAGAAACAGTCCACCTTCGCCACGGGTCTCGATCAGAGTGACCATCGCGCCGTCCCGAAATCCCATGGCAAGTTTCATGTTGCCATTGATCGGCTCCGAGCAGCGATAGATCACGTGCTTGCCACCGGACTGGCTAGACTCAATCACCAGCCGAGCCAATAGCTCGGGTGGGATTTGCTCTTTCCAGGCTTCGAAGCGATCGCCTCCTCGGTCGAAGTCAAGCATTTCAAGGTTGCCACTGACTTGGCCAGTGACGACGCAAATCGCATCCTCGGGTTTGGAAAACCATTCGACGACCTGCCGCTCTTGCGGGATTCGCAACTGAAAGTTTTTCCACCCTGGAAGGGATGGTCGTTTCGCTAGCCTCTTGGCCGGCAGGACAGACAGACCACTTTCGCGATAAGCCAAAGCGGATGGGAGCAATGATGCAGGATTGGATGTAGTAATCAAAACGGAATCTCCTCGTCAGAAAATGCATTCGAAAAATGTTGTGGTTCGAGTGGCTCGGGCAACGGCCCGAGCTCGTAGTCGATGATCCGTTCGTACTCCTCCCCAGAGACACTGCGCACTTGGATCGCGAGGGTCTGAGCGATCGCACCCCCTTCGATTCGCGCGAGTGCCTCGTCGGTGGTTTCGGGAACGGGATCACGGGATCGCTGTTTCCACCAAGCCACGGCACGTTGGCGTGCGTAACCGGAGTGTTCAAAGCAGATCCACTCGGATTTATGGGATCGCCAGCCGACCATGTAATCGACTCGCATCGATCGAGGTGCGTCTTCGGCGGCCCCACGCTTGAGGTGGCTGTAGTAGTGTGTGTCGGTGACTTCGTAGCGCGTGTTGGTGATTTGGCCAGATAGGATCGGTGCTTGGGTCGCTTGTGCTTCGTGGTTCTGCTTTTCGGGTGGGGGAAAGGTAAAGCCGCACTCCGGGCAATTCGCGTACCCCATCGCGATGAGTGCGTTGCATTTGGGACATTGCTTCGCAGGTGCTTCTCCTGTCGATTGGCTTCCTGCAGGTTTGATCCGCAGGCAATCGACCGGTCCGTGCCTAAGAACATTGCCACCAAAGTCGAGGACCAAACAGTTCTGTTTGCTGGGGTGAAGCCTGAAGCCGCGCCCCACGGCTTGATAGAAAAGTCCCGGTGATGTCGTCGGCCGTACCAAGGCCACGCAGTCGATGTTGGGTGCATCGAATCCGGTGGTTAGCACGTTGACGTTGCACAGGTATTTAAGACTTCCGCTGCGGAACTGCTGGAGTAATTGGTCCCGATCCTCCGAGGAGGTTTCGCCAGTAACGAATCCGCATTCGATGCCGTGTTTGTCTCGAAGGGTATCGACGATGTGGTTGCCATGCCGAACGCCGCTCGAGAAAATCAGCACGGCATTGCGGTCGGCTGTTTGCTCCACGATCTCACGGCAGACGGACTCAACAAGAGACTCGCTATCCATGAGAGCTTCGACCTCATCGGCTACGAATTCGCCGGCACGATCGTGCAGCGAACCGAAGTCGATTTGGTCTTTGCCAGACTTGGAAACCAGCGGACACAAAAAACCATCGCGGATCAGTTCCTTGATTCCAACCTCGTAACAGATCGTGTTAAGGATGTTTTCAGGGGCACAGATCTCGCCGTCCTTGAGTCGAAACGGTGTGGCCGTAAAACCAATGATGCGCAAGTGAGGGTTGACCTTCTTGGCATCCGCGAGGAACTGCTGGTACATCCCCTCTCCATCGGGACTAATGAGGTGTGCTTCATCGACTATGATCAGATCGAACCGATCGAGCTCACAGGCACGCTTGTAGATCGATTGAATACCGGCGATGATGACAGCATTGTTGGTGTCGCGACGCTTCAAACCTGCTGAGTAGATACCGAAGTCCACCTCGGGGCAGACTGCGGTTAACTTGTCGGCAGACTGCTGGAGAAGCTCTTTGACATGGGCAAGGATCATGACTCGACCATTCCATTTCAATACGGCATCTCGACAGATGGTCGCCATGCAATTTGTCTTTCCACCCGCTGTGGGAATGACCACGCAAGGATTGTCATCACGATCGCGCAGATGGTTGTAGACCGCATCGACGGCCGCTTGTTGATAGGGACGTAGTTGCATCGGATTAATCCTCATCAGACTCGTCGTAACAAGCAGGGGTTCGCTCATCGTCGAACACCTGATCTATCCATTCAAAGCCATCGTTCATCATGCCGAAACCTTCTCCAAGCCGAGACGACAGGCTCCGATAGGATTCACGAACCCCATCGCATTCAGGGTCGACAGTCGGTTGATTGACTAGACGTTTGCGTGGCACCATCAGACCGCCACATTTAGGGCACTCTTTGATTCGTCTAGTAACAATCACACCGCAATCACTACAAACTTTGCGTCTAAGGTTTTTCACCATGATCACTCTTCCATACATTTCGAGATGCGTACAAAAACCATGCCTCCAGGGATCGGTTCGCGTTTCCAGGTGTCTAGGTGGATGATTTGGCTGTCGTCGTGATAGGCACTTCCTTGCCCAAGTGCATCGAGAAGACTCTTCAGGGAGTTATCGATATCCCGGCGACGACGGTCGGGTGGATACAGTTCAATGAAGACTTCTAAGTCACCATCGATGGGGCGAACGCCGCGCGCCTCGAGGATCGACACAACCTGTTGACGGAAGAGTCGACCCCCGCGGCTGATGAGCGTCCGTGCTCCCACCCGCCGCCAGTAATGATTCACTGACGGTGGGTACGGCAGTTCAAGTTCGATCACGAGGGACGTCTCCATGGTGGAGTCGTGTGACTCGCTTGCTGAGGCTGAGCCGTAGCCGCTGCAGGTTTCGCGTAACCTCGGATCTCGTTGGTGATGTCCCCCGAATCCTCGCGCCTGCGGCACTTGACGTTGATGACCAACGGCAAGTTATGCAGCTCGACCGAGTCGCCAGGGGTGAGCACCCCAACGGCACGGCAGATGGCCGAAAGCTCCGCTTGCGCGATCTGCACCGCAGTCGCATTCGCGTTGTGAAGGTTCAGTCGGGACCAAAGGAATCGACCTTTGTATTCCCCCTCGAGGATTTGGAACGTGAGCTGCAAATAGCTCCCCGATCCGGACTTCGTCGGTTTGAGTTCCGACTCGGTGATGATCGCCAGGTACTTGCCGGCCGGGATCGGTTCGAAATCCGACGACGGTTCGACTTGGTTCGCATTGAAGTTGTTGAGATTAGCCAAGGTTCGTTACTCCTTCTGGAACAGAAACAGGGTTGGACAGTTCGTTTGATGAGCCGAGGATGCCGCCAACAATCGCATCCCAAGCCAATGGAATTTCAGGTTTGAGCCGGTACCGGTTCTTGGCCACGCACGAGGGACCACCGACGGTTTTCAAGATGCGTTCGCCGCCGGCAGCACCCACGGGTGCTGCGATCGCTCTCTGGCGACCAAAGCCACTTTCTTCGGTGCGCGTGGTGAATCGCTTGGTGGCAAAGAGCACCGCATCGCACCATTCGGTGATGATGGCGCTGGCATGCTTGTGCAGACGAGGCGAGTAGCGGTCGTAGGCCGGCGCTTCGGGATCCTCGAATTTCTCGACCTTCGCGTGAGCGATCAGAAAGATCATCATCCCGCGATCGCGATGGAGGTTACCAAGCTTGTCGATGAGCTTGCGCCAGTAATCCAAGGCCAGGGTGTAGCCCTTGCCGTAGCCACCTCCAACTTTCTCAATCGTCGTCGCCGATTCGCGTCGGCAGATGGCATCCCAGATCAATCGCTCCAGCCAATCGAGCGAATCGATCGCCACGGTTTGGTAATCGTGCTGCTGGGTTTCGAGTTCCGTCAGGGCCGCGACGACATCTTCGAGGGATTTGGCCAGTGGGAAGCGATCGCAGTCGATCTCTCCCAGGCCATCCTCGGTCTGGATGAAGATCGGTTTGGGAGTGGTTGCTGCGAGGCTACTCTTGCCGACCCCTTCGGTACCGTAGACCAAGATCCGTGGTGGCAGGTGGGCTTTCCCACGCTGCACTTGCTGTAACAAACTCATGTGCTTTTTCCTTACAAGAACGAACAAAAAAACTGGGTAAAACAAAAACAGCAAGCAGGTGGGCACAGGGAGTCCGGACGCTCTCTCCGTTTGCCATTCGTGGCCGGGAGCGTCACGCCATCCCACCTGCCTACTGCGATGGATCAGAGAAAATCGAAGACGCGAGTCTCTTCGTAGCCCGTGGGCCAGGAATCGTTCGCAGTGCACGCATGCAAGCGATCGATCGCCTGCTCGTTTTCCTTTTGGGCGAGGTTCAAAACCTCGCTCGAGAGTTGCCAAACACCGCAGCGGTAGGGTTCTTTCTTCTCCACGGCGATCAGATGGACGGGAACATAGATCCCCAGGGCTTTCTTAAGCACGGCTCGGTAGAATGCCAATTGATGGGCGTACCCGTAGCGCCGCGAGTCGGCTTCGAACCAGGTCAAGTCATCGCAGGTTTTCAGGTCCACGATGCTCGGGGACGGATCCAACCAATCGATACGGATCTGGCAGGGGAATCCGCAGTACTCGGCCCGCACGACCGCTTCGGCGATTCCGTATTGCAGCAAATCAACAGCCGCCTCGTGCATTGCGACCGATTCATTCATCCGCTCGATCGTTTCGAACTGCGAATCGGACAGCACGGGTTTGCCGACCGTCTCGGCCCACTGAGTCCAGGCCTTGGTGGCTGGCCCGAATGGCAGGCCTGTTTTCTTATTGATGGGACCGCCGACAGCGAAGTCTTCGCGGAATCGCTCGAGGCCTTCGAGGATCAGGACATGGGCAGCGCGTCCGACCAAATAGGCCGGCGATTCTTCTTGGGTGCGTGGTTGGTACTTCTTGCGATAGTAGAGCTGAGGGCATTTTCGAAAGTCGGCCAACTGATGGCTCGATAGATAGTGCTTCGCTTTCGCGTGGTACTCGTCGGCTGACTCGTGGATCAGAAACGACATGGATGGGGACTGATGCATGGCAAACTCCTGCGTTGTTAAACGTGGAAGCGTTGTGCCTCCATATAATTATTTGCCGCTCGACCCTCTACTTCGCGCGCTTCGATCAAAAGTCAGGTGAGTGCGCTGACCCTGTAATGTGTGGGAAGTGGGGTCATATATGTAGTCATGACCCTGTAATTTGCTCCCACGTGGGGTCATATGTGACTGGCGTGACCCTGTAATGTGTCCCACGTGGGGTCATATGTGACCGGCGTGACCCTGTAATGTGTCCCATATGACTTTTGAGACTACATGTATGACCCTAGATACATGACCCTGTATTTCTCGAACAATTGCCTCGCGATCGAAACAACCACGCGAGCAATCGAGGAATCGTCATGTGTATCACAGTTAGCAAACAACCGACCGAAAAGACCATCTCCAAATGGATTTCCTCCCGTGCCAGACGCATGGGATTCAAAAGACACGACATCGAAGACGTGCAGCAGCAGATTTTGCTGGTGCTCATGGACTTCGAATTCAACCCTGAGAAATCCAACGGTGCCTCTGGCCAAACCGCCATCACCGCAGTGATCGACCGACAGCTTCGGCAGTATCGAAGAACCCGAAACCGTTACAGCGACCACGTCACCGGCAGCGAAAACATGCCTCGGCATGTGGTGGACTCTTCGTACGGAGTCGACCAAGCCACACACATCAGCATGTTGGCCGATCTAGCAAAGGCTCGCACTTTGCTCTCACCGATCGAACAGCAAATCAGCGATGCGCTCGCCGATGGCCAATCGATCAACGAGATCGCCAAGACCATGAAGATGAATTGGCACACCGTCAACAAGCATGTGGCATCGATTCGCGACTGCCTCGAATCTTTGGGGCTCGATCAGAGAGCCCACTAACAACCTGGGCAGCAAAGCTGAAAAAGCTTGGGAATTGCTGCCAAGAGCCGCTGGACTTTACCGGGTAAGTGAGCCTCCTGTGTGCATCGGACATTGGCGACTCACACCCTTTCGAAATCATTGAATGATGACCGCAAAGGATGGTGAGAAATGAGTGTTTTCAAGGGGATCGAACCCATGGTAGTCGACGAAGAACAGGCCGCCCGAATGCTCGGCATTTCACGGCGCATGGTCTTCGAGTTTCGCACCAAAGGGGAACTCCAGCATGTGAAGTTCGGACGTTTGATTCGCTACCGCGTTTCAGACATCCAAGCGTTCCTGGAGCGAAAACTGATCGGGAACGACACTCTAGCCAATGGCCGCCGAGGGTGACGCAAGTCACGGATATTTCATGCGACCAACTGACAGGAGATTTAAACGATGGCTTCTATTTCGACCGACAAATCAGGCAACAGGCGGATCCTGTACTTCGATGAGAATCGCAAACGAAGGGTGCTCTATATCGGCAAAGTTTCCGAGCGAGATGCCGAAGGAGTGCAGCGACGCGTCGAAAGCATGCTGGCTGCCAGAATCCTTGGGAACGCGATCGATCGCGACGATGCACGTTGGCTCTCGGAATCGCCAACGATCCGCGAGAAGCTCGAACGGCTCGATTTGATTCCATCTGGGAAGCTCCAAATCGATCGCAGGTGCATGTCCATGGAAGAGTTCCTAGACGACTACATCGAGCGCCATGGGGCAAGCCGCAAACCAGCCACGGTTGCGGTTTGGAAGCAGGTGGTTGCGAACCTCAAAGAGTTCATGCCCGAGGGGATCAGGATCAACCAGATCACCGCAGGCCATGCGAAAGAGTTTCACGAGAAGCTCAAAGCTCGAGGGATGGCCACGACCACGATCCACAAACGGATCCAGTTTGCGCGGCAATTCATGCACGATGCGGTCGACTGGAAGATTATCGACGAGAACCCGTTCTGCAAAGTAAAAACGCAGAAGAGTTCGGTGAAGGTCAACGAGTTCGTACCTCGCGAAGTGGTCGACAAGCTGATGAAGAAGGCCAACCCCGTCTGGCAAGTGATCCTGGGCCTGAGTCGCTACGGTGGGCTGCGCACACCCTCGGAAACGCTATCGCTTCGTTGGGACGACATCGATTGGGAGCTGAACCGGATGAGCATCCCGGAGCCAAAGGTCGAGCACCACGAAGGTCGTGGGATTCGGAGTTGCCCGATCTTCCCGGAGCTGCGTCCGATCCTCGACGAAGCCTTCGAGATCTTCGGCGACAAGAGCGACTATGTGGTCGCGGCTCCCCAGTACCGAGCCGCAGCCAACACTGCGATGGGTTGGAAGAATGCCAACTTACGCTCCGAAATGACACGTTTACTGCGTCGCGCCGGCGTCTCGGGTTGGACACGATTGTTTCATTCGATGCGGGCTAGTCGTCAAACCGAGCTCCAACGCGAGTTCCCTCTACATGTGGTTTGTTCCTGGCTTGGCAACTCACCTAGGATCGCACAGCAGAGTTACTTGCTGGTGACCGAGGATGATTTTTCTAGGGCGGCAGGGGCGAAGAAGGAAGGCAGGGGCGATGCGTGCCGCCCCCCAAATGGGCGATCCCAATGGTGATGTGCACTCCGCCCCACCAATTCAGTTGAAAAAATAGTTAGCGTTCTGATGCGTGGGTGGCACTTAATTCTCTCCTCGCAGCTCGAATCCGTTCTAATATTCGAAACTAAAAGATTCGCCTCCAGCTCGTGAACCTAGCGAACGCCAGACCTCAAGGTCAATTGAGTCGGAGATTGGTTCAACATGACCGTCTCCAAAGAGAGTGTTGACACAACTTGAATGGTAGCTTCTGGCCGAAAACACTCCTACAGGTACGTTGGTCGCATCACCACAGTCCGCAACATTCGCATTCGGTCCGAGCACGTGATTGTAAAACGAATAAACTGCGGAATACCATTGGCGCGCATTCGTGCGAGACCACGTTGGGAAGTTCAAAGGGATTGTAGCACATCGGTCTGAAAGTCTATTGGGGTTTCCCATATCGACAAGAAGCTCCGTTGTCGGCAATCTCGCTACATCGACAAACGGCTTACCGTTTGGCACATAAGTAGAATTTGAAGAAGTCCCGATTCGTCTCTCAGAAAAAAAAGCTGTGCAAAAAAGACCGTCAACAATCTCGGCAGGACGAACAGCAACATCTTCACGAAAGGGGCCACCCAATCTCGTTTTATCCCCAAGCAACAAACCGAGCTTTTGTTCATTCTGCATGGAACCAAGGACGCCAACACTCGCAACATAGGAATGGCCAAGGGGTGCGCGAGAGTCGGTTCCTTGTATTACAATTTTGCCGTTCACGTTCGGATCAGATGGACACTTCAAGATAGCGATTGACGCAGATTCAAAGAATTCTCGATTGTTCTCTTCTAAGGGCGAAACGCTCCAATCCACTGATCTTGCGACGGTTACTTCGTCCAGTTCGGCGAGAATCCGTGTGAAAACACTATATGAACTTCCCAAACCGTCGCGTCCGATTTTTGAAGATACACCAATTGGGAACGTACGACTTACCGACTGAAAACTCTGCAATGCCGTACCAATTTGACGAATGTTTGACTGGCAATACAGTCTACGAGCTGCCTCGCGGGCGGCTTGAACGGCTGGCAAGGTCACGGACAGCAAAACACCGATAATTGCGAAGACAACTAGTAATTCGGTCAAAGTAAACGCCCGTCTTTGAGCCATGCGGATTTTCATCTCCTTGAAACCGTCGCTTGAAAGTCTAGTTTCAGATCGCTCCCAGTATCTGGGGTAACGATAAGTGAGATTGTCGCGGCTTCATCATGGGGAACCTTTGAATCCGGAATGTTGGATTGGGGGGAAAGTTGCAAGACCTTACTTTCGACGATGTTCGCTGTAATCATCGATGAATTGGCTATTTCGACGCTCTTGATCGTGTATCCGGTATGCGATGATGTAAGTCGCAACAAGGAAGGAACCACGTGACCATCTTTGACCAATATCCTTGGTGTTCGCGAACCAGAAAGGCTCCATTCAGCACGTATTCTTCCACGTACATGAATTTTAAACGACTGTTTATTTAACTCTCCCGAACAACCGTATGCGAACGGCCCTGGCTCAAATCGCTCGGTATTGAGTCGGAAGGTAACCGGAAAATTCCATTGCTGGTTCTGTAACTGGACTCCAATGAATTCGGGCTCACCTACATCCGCTGTTAGTTCGCCAATTCCGGTCAATATCGAGATCGCATCCTTTCCCAAGAACGATTCAGTAGTGGATCGCACTATGATGTTTTGAGAGACTACAGCGTCGTCACCTCTGTTGATTTCGCCAAAGTCCACATCAATGGGGCCAAGAACTCGATATGCAGGACGGATTAGGCGAATAGACGAAGGAGTGACGATGACTTGCTTATCTTCGCCAACTGCAATTTGGATTTCCAGAGTCTCCGCCATGCCATCCACACGACCGTAAGCGATATAGTGAGCAGAGAAGGTGCTTCCTGGTTCGACCGACTTCGAACTTAGAGATCTTAGTACAAACGTTGAGCAGCAAGGTGATCCAGATACAAAATTCTCCATCGACAAACTATTGGCACTCACGTTAGTAAGATGGGCAATGACTTCGGAATGTTCTCCTTCTGCAATCTCCTTCGGAAAATCAACTCTTTCGAGGGTGACTAATTTGGCTGACTCAAACATCGACTCTTTGCGATCAACAGCGAGAGGTCTCGTAAGTGTGTGAGTGGACTCAATGTTTGAGTCCGAAGTTTTTTGTTGACAGCCGCCAAAAAATGAACACGTGAGCAATAGCGCAAGTGGCGAAATTAAGGAACTTGCAGAGTCCATTGAACCCGACGTACCAGTCCGAGCTAAGGCTTGCGATCCCAAAAACAATAAAGCACCAACAATCAAAACGCTCACGATGATTAAGGTCGCCCAATGATTGCCAGTAAAGTTCGAATAGTCAGAATTGTGAATGATCCATGCCCCGCTAAACGCGACGTCTCGAATATCGCGTTTTTCAACGACAATTGGCGCATGGAGCCGAGGATCGAGAACGGTCCAATTTGTTGCTGACGGAAAAACTACCGCAAAGTGCCCCGGTAATCCTTTTGTTGACAGGTGTGCGATAAAAGGCTTTTGCACGACTCCAAAAAGACTTTGCACGTCAGCTTTAATAGGTCGAACCCGGATAGATTGATCCGACACCATCTTTACAATTTCATCAATTGTATGCGACGACTTAGAAGTATTGTGCTCGGTGACGTAGTTTCGAACATTGATAGACTTGCCTGACGCAGCAACAAAAATCGCTGTTGCAGTAACGCCGCAACTCGGGTTTGTCGACAGCTTACCTATTGGCGGAATTGAATAGCCGCCATAGGACTTGCACAAACTGACGAGCGAACAAAGTGCGAAGGCAAGCAGTATTCTCATACCCCGGTTCATGACTTTATCCTTGTTCTAATTGCAATTGCCAACACAACAATGCAGGTGGTTGCGAAAACCAAAGCAACGATCGAAAACTGCCAATTCGACGGTTTGGAGAAAACTCCAAAAAGCGATGGTTTGGAAATGTCAGTGCGTCTTGCATGATTCGCCATTGACTCTATAGAACTAATCGGATCGTTAGACTTGCTTACCTCGTAGTATTGTTTATTGACATGATCGTTGACTTTGGTGCCGGGCGGAAATTCAACATCCCAATCGATTCGTCCTTTGGAATCCAACGATATGTCGGAGAAATAGAGTTGGAGCTTTCCATCACCATTGGATCCGGAAGTCAGTTCGACACAACTCTTTGGAATCCAAATACCGTCCACTAGTATATTCTCGAATGTACGCTCAAAGTTGATGGAGAAATTGGGGTTCTTCACGGACGAGTTCAGTTTCGTAATCTGTAGTCCATTCGGCGACTCCAGAAAGGTAACGAATATCGAAGGATTCCCTGGCATTTTAATTTCCAGGGTTTTGGCAGATGATTTGATAGTAATTTCCTGCGGATTTAGCACAACATTAGTGTTTTGATACCAATCGATCCACATCGGCCAATATCGAGAGGTAAACAAGTTCCCTTGCTGCGCTATCTGTCCGTGTCCTTTGGCTTTTTCATCCGCGGGTATCCAGAGTTCAGCAATATGTGAACCATGCCCAAATGTCGACTGAGAATGCGTCCCACTCAGAAAGGGCAAGTCGAACCGAAGCCCCTGTTCGGGGTTGAATTGCCACTTACCCAAATTCGAGTCCCCTTTTGCTTCCGGTGTGAAAACAGCGTTTCCCTCCAAATTCAGCTGAACGGAACAATTGATGGACTTGCTCTCACATTTGGACAAGTAGTCAAAAGCCAATAGGTCAAACGGATGCTGGCCTCTGTCTTGTCCGATCAATAAGGCATTCGTGGAAAAGCACATCAGAAGCCCGATGAACAAAATCGCAAATCGCAACTTCATAGCGTTTCTCTTGTGATTGGGGAGGATGCCTTCTGTCAAATCAAGGTCGGCGGGCCAATCGGAATCTGGCTCCAATCAGAACGGCAAGACTGATTCAGTACGCGTTGCAAATAGAACCACCGCATGCTGGTGTGCCTGTTGTCGGAATCGGAGTCCATTCCCAACCTCCACCTGCCAACAAAACGCACGTACCATTCAAAATATTCCCACAGCCGGTGCTTGCGAACGTAGACGAACAGTTGTTGTATCCTGGGTAGTATTGAATACCGCAATTTGGATTGTTGTTCGAACTATCGCAGGTAGACGTAGTGGGACAAGGATTTGGGTCTTGGCATGGGGCGCGATCAACACAAATCCACCATGGATATCCGCCTTCAATCCATTCGGTCTCACTTCGTTCAAGCAGTCGTACATTGCGAGATGGCGCAAACAGGCTTTCTCCGGCAACGGCCCAAAAACCACCAAGAGCGAACAGTAACATTCCCAAACCACTTGTTATCAGCCGAATTCGATCACGCATGACGAAGCTCCAAGTATTTGAAAGGTAAGCGTCAAGATGGGCATTGACATCCCTAGAGCCGTTGAATGTAAGGATCTGAAATCTGCAAGTCAAGTTTTTCAACGGGAATTTTTCCTCAAACAGGCAGTTGCAAAACGGACACGCAAATGCGTTCCACCCACGAATCGTTTCTCGACCGAACAAATGCGGGGATAGGCAGATGGCAACCAACGCCAATCGGGTCAGGACATTGACTTCCGAAGAGCCTACGAGCGTGTGATTGGCTTTCTTGGGATCCTCGTCTCACCGTGGCCGCACTTCAAAACATCACGTCCCTAGTTCGAATCCTGCACCTCCACTACAAAACCACATGTTTTCCCTGGAAAAACGAGGGTTCGGGGACGACTCTGGCGACTCACTCGACGACTCACCAGGGTCCAAGGCAGCGCACAAGACGACGCAGCACCTGCAGGCATGGACATGCATGGATAGGCAGGAAAGCCAAAGCAATTGGCCGAATATGCGAAAAACCCTGGGAAAACCAGGGTTTTTGAGCGGAGAGGACAGGAACCGAACTTTTTCCTGTTTTCCCTGCAGTTTTGAAGAGTTCGAAAGGTGGGAAAATTTCAGTAGTCCCAAGAACATTACACCGAACGGGCAATGCCTTCTGTTTTAAGGAACTGTAGGAGCAGAGATATCACTGGAGACCAGCTTGGGCTGCCGGGTTGTGGGTGCCATGGACTGGGGATCGTATTTTCGAGCTGGGAGTGTAATCGTGTTTCGTTCCCTCGACTTGATGTCGGCGACGATCTTCTCAAGATCATTTCCAAACTGTGCAGCCAGTTCGCGTTTGATTCTTAGAATTTCATCATTGATAGAATCGGTCGTCATTTTCTAAGCTCCTAGCAGTTCATCCGGCGAACAAATCGACGGTGGGTTGTATCCGCAATCTCGACAGATTTGCTCAATCGATGCACGCGTTTCGGCGTTTGCGATATGTCGAAAGTTCCATGTCACCAGGAATTGTATCCCGTGGACTGCGGCAAGGGAAATGTGAAGTGCATCTCGAGGCTCGGATCTTGGAATTCCGTGACGGAGTATCAGTTCGGTCGCCAAGCTTTCTGCTTCCGAGGATAGTGCCAGAACCTCCATGTCGGCAAGCAACTCAAGCCTTTCGGTTGCAGCCGTTGGGTCTCCTGCAGAACATTCATCGATCACAACCTGAGAGATGACGATTCGGTATTTGTCTCGACACGACCACCAGCGACAAGAAGAAAGTTGGCGAGCGGCAACGATGATATCTGACTGCTGTCGGGCAGCGATATGTCCAACCACAGTAGTTTCGAAATACACCGATGGCTTATTCATGTCGATGGTTTTTCCACAAGGCTACAAATTCAAAACAGATCCTAGCGAAACGAGACTCGTCGGCGAACTGTAGGTTTTTCGCATTCTACCAAAACATCGTCCGAAGAGCCCTTGCGAATGAGTGCAATAAATGAAAGTCAATTCTACAAAAGAAAAGCGAACGGATCGACTTTTTCCCTCGCGTGGTGGTCGACAAGCTGATGAAGAAGGCCAACCCGGTTTGGCAAGTGATCTTGGGCCTGACTCGCTACGGTGGGCTTCGCACACCCTAAGACGCTATCGCTTCGCTGGGACGACATCGATTGGGAGATGAATCGGATGAGCATCCCCGTGCAAAAGGTCGAGCACCACGAAGGCCGTGGCATTCGCAGCTGCCCAATCTTTCCCGAACTGCGACCCATCCTTGACGAAGCCTTCGAGATCTTCGGAGACAAGAGCGAACATGTGGTCGCAGCTCCACAGTACCGAGCCGCAGCCAACACGGCGATGGGCTGGAAGAATGCAAATCAACGCAGCGAGATGACGCGCCTCCTGCGCCGCGCCGGCGTCCCGGGTTGGCCACGATTGTTCCACTCTGTAACGCTTCAATAGGGGCGGGCCAGCCGGCAGACGGAACTCCAACGCGAGTACCCACTGCATGTGGTTTGTTCTTGGCTTGGCATCTCGCCTCGGATCGCCCAGCAGAGTTACCTGCTGGTTACCGAAGATGATTTTGCCAAGGCAGCCGGGGCGAAGAAGGGGATAGTCGAGAGGTGAAGCACGATGTACGAAGGGTGCCCGGCAACGGGAACCCTCTCCTGATTTAGCCGCAGTTTTTGATTTGACTATGGATTAACCGCCAACAGGGGTGCAAACTTCGATCAAGCAGCCTTCAGGCGCGCAGAGTTATGCGACGGTTTGCCCCCAAGGTTTAGCTTTTGCATTGGAGATCACAGTTCCGCCTGCGGAAACAGTATTTACGAGAGCACCGGCGCCTACCGAATCGAATTGGTGAGAGCTCCTTCCTAGCCAACCCTGGCTACCTGTTCGTGTTCCTACCGTAATAGAGTTATTCAGTCCGATCGTGGAGCATTTAAAGTCGTAGTTGAGACAATGCAAGCTCGTAAATCCGCAAATCGTCGACACCACCAACATAGTTAATACCGAGGAAGATCGCAGCGTTTTGTGCGGCTTTCGGTGTGCCCGGTTCCATCCATTGAATGTGAAGTGATTGACGGATTTCTCCCTCCAATTTTTCGTTTTGGTATATTTTGGCGACTGACTGCTCTTGGCCGCGAGGATTGACGTCTTCGAACGTGAAAGTAACCATCGTCCATTCCCCGTTTACGAATCTCGAACCGTCGATGACAGTTACCGCGAGTTGGTCCTTGGTGACGTCGTCTGGCGAATCCGCCGCTCCGGTTGACCGACTTGTTCGTCAAAACCACGGTTTGAAACGAAATGTTTGCGTGCGATCATCGATCGTGTAACGCACGGGACCGGGGCTGTGACTGCTCAAGTTGTGAATTGGGATTTGTAAGCAGAAATCGGAATCCCCCTTAATGCGGCCAAGTCGCAATTCCGTCGTGCAATCTCTGGGATGCCATGAGTTACTGGATGTCATTTGCAGCTTGAGGGGCAACTCTTCAGTGTTGATCGCTATGTTCCATTCGACCTCCGACTTGCCAACAAGCGTCCCCATGTCTGTGGCATTCGTTTCAGCAATCACCAGGATTCCGATCTCAGACGGTTTGTAATCGCCAATGTCGCCAACGATTTGCGAGGCGTTCCGCAATTCATCGGCGGAAACATGAATGAACTCGGAGAAGATCTTTGTCAGCAGCGAACGCTGCGCGTCACCGTATGGCGTAGCCCGTGATTGGACACCATCAATGGTCAAGCGGCAGATGCCGCGTGAAAAACCGTCATAAAGAAATCGACCAATCCAGTTACGATTGCGAACAACCCGCTTGCAGAGGTTTTGATATTCGACGGGACTCGGTTCAATGTTCAAGTCTGGAGTGTCGCTCAGGCATTGGTAGATGTGCATGTAGTCTGACGGCCCACGTTCCGAAGCTCGGACGAACTTGCGAGGTCGCCACTTGCGCTGAGCGTATGCGACAGCGGAATGATCAAAATTCGCTGGACAAGGGGACAAGTCAAGAATAATGCCCCTGCGTTGCAGAGCGAACGACACACCAAGGTGACGAATGCCAACACCCTTTGGCCCACGCACCAATGCAACACGGCCTTTTATGAAACCACCGTCTAGCATTTGGTCAACACGAACGTCGCCACTACTAAGTCGCCCTTGTCTCATTATGGAATGCTCGATTGACGAACTTGTTTTTATATGGATCAGCCTAAACTCTGTAGGCCGCATCAACGCAGCCTATCACGCAAGCTAGCTTCGATCCGAAGTTGAATGATATCAGGCACTTGCAAGCGGATCAATCAACGGATGGAGTGATACGAGCCATCCCTGGGTTTCACGAGAAGCTCAAGGCAAGAGGGTTAGCCACGATTGGTCCACTCTGTAAAGCTTCAATAGGGGCGAACCGCTCCGTGCAGAACCACAATTAGGTTGTAAACGTACCGTTATTTGATCACGAGCCGTTTCAAAACGGCGTTACCGTTCCGATCAATGGTTACCTCAGCCGAGAGATTTTGGCTTCGAACTGCTCGCTCGTATTTCAATCCCTCGCCTTCCTGAACGAAATACGACTCGATGCCAAATTCAATTTGATTCCAGCCGTTGATCTGCCCCCGAAGGAATTTTCCGGTGGATGGCTTTTGAAGACTAAACTGGCTCGCTCGCCAATGTTTGCCATCTTCTTCGGGCACTATCGAGACATACACAGTTTGGCCTTGGTCATCGGAGGATTGAAGCCCTGGAA